CAAAAGAAAAAGTTAGAGACTCCTTTTAAGTACATATATGTCATTGAATGTGTTACATACAAAACAGGAGAATTGAAAGGCTGTAATAACTATCATTTCCACATAATATTTACTGGCGGTATTTCAAGAAAAGAACTTGAAGCAATGTGGCAAAATGGAATCAGAACAAACGCAGACCGTTTTCAGCCTGATAAGTTTGGACCTGAAGCTATTGCTAAATATATGCTTAAAGACCCACAAGGTTCTAAACGCTATGTCTGCTCGAGAAATCTCGCGAAACCAAAAGTCACGATTCAAGATAATAAAATTACAACTCGTGGATTGGCAAGAATCGCAAGGGAAAGATTAGACGATACAGCATATTGGGAGCGGAAATATAAGGGGTATCGCTTTGTTAAATGCTATGCAAGATACAATGAGTATAATGGGTACTGGTATATGTCGGTCATAATGTATAAGACAGACGGACAAACAGTACCACGATGGGAGGTAAAAGATTGGTTAGACGATTAACAAGTAAAGAGTTAGCTAAAAGAATCATTAAAGAGAAAACAGAAAATATTGCATTACAATGCGTAAAGTGTAGAGCAATGTATGAAATTGAGAACAAATTTTCTAATGGCTGTATTTGTTCTTATTGCGGTTCGCCTTGTAAAGCAATAGGTTTTTTAAGTCCTGCGAAAGCACATAAAAAAAGCCATACACAGCACGAAGCCGCAGAACAAGAAGCTTTATTCCGTTGGGCATCATATCAATATGGGATATATCCAGAGTTGCGGCTTATGCATCATATTCCAAACGGTGGAAGCAGAAATAAACAAGAGGCTGCAAATTTAAAAAAGCAAGGTGTTAAATCAGGAGTGCCGGACATATGTTTGCCAGTTCCTCGTGGAAAATATCATGGACTATATATCGAGATGAAAGCAGGCAAAAATAAAGCAACAGACAATCAAAGCAAATGGCTTGAAGCGTTAAACAATCAAGGGTATGCTGCTGTAGTTTGTGTTGGCTGTGCTCAGGCGGTTGAAGTAATAACAAAATATTTAAGTGGAGGAAAATAAAATGAGTGATAAAGAAAATAAGAAAATCAATTTTGAAGGCGTTTGTCCGTTCTGTGGACAGGTTTCGCTTGATGAAGAGTGTAATTGTGATGGCGCTCAAAGAGAACGAAAAATTCAAAGTCAAATACAGCGTGCTACAGATACTATTTACGAATTATTCGGTCCTGATTGCACAGAGAACGGATATGCTCCAGTTGCAGATGAAAGTATAAAACTTATGCGTGAAATTGTAGAACAAGTAGCATATTGGAAAATGTACTCTGCTTCGCTACATATTGCTAATGGAATAAAAGCAAAGATTTCGAGAACTGCAAGCGGTAAAATTAAAATTGAGCGTTCTGAAACTAAAAAGCAATCATTAGAAGTTGAAGATTAAAAACAAGAAGATGAGAGCGGAATATGGAGGTGTCTGTCGTGCCCAAACACAGAGATTTAAAGCTTGACAACATATCGAAATACAGATACAGAGAACTATATAACTGGTGTCTACAATATTGGGATTGGCAGAAACCGAAGACGAAAGAACTTTTTGTACAGTACAGAAAGAATTGTGATTTGCTCGAGTTGACATTACATCAAGCTATCATTGAGATATACGGAGATAATACTGAAATAATATATCCGATTATGCTTGAAGCAATAACAAATGAAAATGTTACATACGAATATCTGTCTATAAAAAGAAATATCCCTTGTGGAAAGTACTTGTATTGGAAAATCCGTAGAAGATTTTATTATCTATTGGACAGAAAAAAATAGTATTAGTTTATGCCGCACACTCTTGATATGGTGTGCGGTTTTTATATGCTGAAAATTAGAGCTATTGGTACATACTTTTAGTGTAAAATAGCAATAAACATAATCAAAATACTATAAAACCATATTGAATTTATTAAAAATTCGAGAGCGGAATTAAAGGGTGTTGAAATAATGGCAAGAGTTAAAGCGAAGTCTAAAGACAAAAGGTTAATCATTGCAAAAGAAATGCCTCCGCTTAGGCGAACTTTGCCGGGCGAAAAATATAGTTATAAAAACGATGAAGTTTTTAAATGGATTTCTCAAAGACCGGGATTAATTAATTATGTATTCGACAAGCTTGCAGTAAATGGTTATATTTTCTATGATTCCAAAACAGGTATGTGGCAAGGTGAAAATTATGAAGATGAAAGCGAGTAAGCAGAATGAAAGAGATTATGGAACGCATAAAAAGTAGAAGAAAATCTTTAGGATTAAGTTTTCAACAATTAGCTGACCTTACAAATATGAGCAAATCAACATTGCAACGCTATGAAACAGGTGGAATTAAAAATATCCCTCTTGATAAATTAGAAATTTTAGCAAAATCATTAAAAACTACACCAGAATGGATTTTAGGACGAGATAAAAATAAAGTGGGAATTATTATGATTGAATTTTTTATGCCAATGATACCTCCAACAGTAACAGCTCAAGAACATAAAGTCACGATAAGGAATGGTAAGCCTATGTTTTATGACTCACCAGAGCTTAAAGAGGCTAAATCGAAAATCTTATCAGGACTTTATCCACACAGACCTCAGAAGCCTTTTGAGGGCCGTTTACAGCTAATTGTAAAGTGGTTATTTCCGAAAGGCAATCACAAGAATGGAGAATATCGTATAACAAAGCCTGATACAGATAATCTTCAAAAGATGCTTAAAGACTGTATGACAAAATCAGTTTTTTGGAAAGATGACGCTTTGGTATGTTCGGAGGTTATCGAAAAGTTTTGGGCTGAACAGCCAGGAATTTATATCAGAATTGAAGAAATACAAAGGCATATAGATTAAGGAGAAATCAGAATGAACGACAACGATAATGTAAATCACCCTACGCATTATACTGGCAAGTTTGAGTGCATAGAGGTAATGCTTGAAACCCAAGGCAAAGAGGCAGTGCAGAACTTCTGTATTTGCAACGCTTTCAAGTATCTTTACAGGCATAAGAACAAGAACGGTGACGAGGATATTGAAAAAGCAATTTGGTACTTGAATAAGTATTTGGAGTTAAGGAGTGACTGGAATGACGGCGAAAGAATATCTTATGCGTATAAGAAATCTTGATGGATTTATAAATGCAAAAATAAAAGAAAAGTCTGAACTTGAAAAGCAAATGACTTGCTTAAAGTCTGTACAGTTTGGTGAAAAAGTTAAAACTTCTTGTTCTGACAATGCACAAAAAACTATTGATAAAATAATCGATATGTGTAATGAAATTGATGAAGAAGTTGATAAGTTGGTTGATTTGAAAAGAGAAGTCAGAGAAAAAATAAATCGTTTATCCGATAATAGATTTAAAAGCGTACTTATTGATTATTATATAAATGGTATGACTCTTGATGAGATAGCAGAGGATATAAAATATAGCAGAATACATACTATTCGCATATATGGAAATGCACTTGATAATTTTGAAAAGATGATACTAAATGATATTGAATGATACTCTTAGTAGTAGTAAAATGATATTGTGAGATGAGGGCGGAAGAGAGTGCAATGGGTTACTCAAGTTGCGACCAGTAACTCGGACGCAGGTGCTGCACTCCACCGCCAACAACTTGCGTACTTCTTTCTATATGTTGTTCATACAAATACACGCTCAGTAACAATGAGCCGCCCGTCAGAGCGTTATCTGACCCAAATACAAGTTGCATTTTTGTACCTCCTGATATTTTGCATAAGAGCCGTCCAATAGGGCGGCTTTTGTGTTGTAAGAAAAGAGATGATTCTATGCTTAAATCTTGTCAATACTGTGGCAGAATACATAAGCAAGGAGAAGAATGCAAACTAAAGCCAAAACCAAAGAGAAAATACTATAAGAAAAAACTTACAGAAGAGAATAAAGAAATAGAGAAATTCAGGTGGTCTAAACAGTGGCAACGTAAGCGTGAATACATAAAAAAGCGTGATAATTATATGTGTGTTGCGTGCTTATTGGGGCTTAGGGATACTGCTAAGAGATTAAATACTGTAGGGTTGTCTGTACATCATATCATACCACTTGCTGTTGATTTTGATAAGCGACTTGATAATGATAATTTAATCACCTTATGCTCACTGCATCATCGTATGGCTGATAATGGCGAGATAGAGGCGGATATTCTTACTAAAGCAATTACTTAGAACTCCCCCCCAAGGGGTTTGAACTTAAATCTTATATAACGGAACACCTAACGCGGAGCCAACAACACACAAACAATTCCCAAAATGAAATTTTGAAAGGAGGCGGTCTGATGGCAAGACCTGCAAAGTCGATAAAAACACAAAGCAGACACAATACAAAAGCTGAA